TGCCCACCTTCTGCTCCTTACGGTTGAGGATGGTGACGAGCTTGTTCCGAAATCCACTTGAATATGCCATACGTTATTCGGTTGATTCTTGGTGTCGGGTTTACTTTTCTTCGCCCTCCGTCGGCGGTTCCTGCACGGTGTAGCTGCCCGGCTTCAGTTCCGTTGCGCCGTCGCTCTTGGCGATTAGAGCCTTCAGCGTCATCAGGTTGGCACTGGCCATCGGTTCGTCGCCGTTCTCCACCGCCGGACGGTCGTACTGTTGGCGCACTTCGTTGACCGTTGCGGCACCCGTCTGGAGCATAATCTGGTCAACCTTTGCCTGTGCCTCCTTGTCGAGTCGCATGATGGGCTGTTCACAGAGGTGGTAGCGGCGTTGTCCGAAGTCATATTCTGTGAGCAACTTCGAGTTGAACTCCTGCTCCATCTCCGTAATGTCCGGCTGCACCGTCCACTGAAGGAACTCCATGCGGGCGTTCTGATAGGTGGTGTAGTGGCTGTTGGTGTCCTCCATCAGCAGCGGACGCTGACAGCCGTAGAAACGGCACACGTCGTTGATGCCCATGCCCAGCACCTCAATCATTTGCTGGTCTTGTGCCGACATACTGATATTGTGGAGTGCCGACAGTCCACGGATGCCCACCACGTCCTGCTGATACATCCTCGCGTTCAGTTCGCGGGCGTAGGCATCTATCTGGTCCTTGTTCAACATTCCGAAGGCAAACGTTCCGGCACCCTGCTGCGGCTTTTCCTCGCCGATGATGAGTTTCACGCGGCCACCTTTTGCTGCTGTCTCCATTGCCTGATTCGTCTCGGTCTTGATGAGCGAGAGCGTGTCGATAGCGAAGCGGATTGTCGGGATGCCCCAGCCGTTGTCGTACTTGTAGGTGTTGGGGATGTGGATCACGTCTTCGGCTGGAACGTCGCTCTTTTGCACGATGCCCTTGCGCGTGTAGTATTGCAACAGGTAGCGGCCAGTCAGTTCGTTGTACTGCGCTCCCGTGCAGAGCCACAAAGCCCTCGGTTCGCCGTCGTCACCGCGCTCGATGTAGGCTATGCCGTTGCCGTTCTGCAACTTCGAGATAACCAACCCCTGCATGAAGGCCGAAGCGGTCATCATGGGGTTTGGCCGCACTTGCAACAGATAGTTGAGCCGCTGGCCGTTGTTGGCATACTTGCTGTTAGGATTGCCTAAAACGGGGATAAAGTTGCCGCCCTCGCTGTTCAGTCGTTGATACTGCACCTGAAACTGTCCCTCCGTCCGCGCTATCAGCCCCACGGCACGATAGACGGCAGAGATGGTCAGGGCCGCATGTGGTGAACGCACGCTTATGATGCGGTCGGCAAACGAGCCCGTGGCCGAACCCTGGTTCTCCGCAGCTTTCGGGTCAGTGGTGGTGATGGTGCCGGGCGTGCCGTCGGCACTCACCTCACGCATCATCACGGCAGGCATACCGACCACAGCCTCGCGCTGAAAGCTGTTAAATCTTGAAAAATTACTCATGTTTCTGCCTTTTTCTTTACGGTAGAGATACTGTCTGGGGTTTACTATGATGTTACACTCAGCTCACCTGTCCCCTGGAAAGTGAACGCACCTACTGCCAGATTGCCCAATGTTGCTGTAATGCGGCATTTCTCGCAGATAGCCGTCCCGGACAAGGGAGGGGCACCTGCCTGACTAATGAGCAATTCCACTGAGTCTCCTACTTGCGGTATGTCGGAAGGCATAGCTGTCACCAGATAATTGACGGTAACTTGCCAGTCTTTCCTTCCGGCAATGAATTGCCGCCAAACAGACTCTTCTTCGGTACTTACCTCAATTATGTCAGCCGACACAATGATGTCACATGACTTGGCACAAGCTACCAACTTGGGAAAACCCTGTTCGCCCGGTATCGGCGTAGCTCGGTATATCTGAATATCCTTTCCGTGTACAATATTACTCATAATCTTATCTTAGTGTCTTGATGTAACAATTTCGCCGCGGCCAATTCTCTTGAGGTAGTTCTCCATGCCGAGATAGATTTTCTCGCCGCTTACGTAAGGTGTGCTGGTGGCAGGGGCACTTTGTTCTGACAGTGCCGATGCCAATACGCCGGTTTGCGCCCGGTTCAGAACCACCTCCCCTGCATTAGCCATTATGGGGATATTGTCACCGCTATAGCTGTTTCCGGGAACAGAATAGCCTCCGGCAGCGTGGCCGACAATGCCGCCGTTGGCTAAACCGGGAAGGAAAGTCTTAGCGGCTATAGTCATTTGGAGTCCCTCGACAGCAGCCGTCAATCCTGCCAACATTCCTGAGTTTGCATTTTCCGCGGTTATTTGAGCCGTTGCTGTAGTGGAGCTGAATATGCTAATAATACTATTGACACCTTGAATGACAGTCATCAGTCCTTGAGCCGCACCCAACAGTTTAGTCACACCATCGGGCAGTTTGATGCCCATCTGCTGCAAACCACTGCTGACACTCGACAACCCGCTAACAAACTTATCTACCTGACCGAGTCCACCTTTCTTTGAGGTATCTTTATTGGAAAAAGTGCCTTTGTCGAAGTCAAGTACCAGCTGATCAAGCCCCATCTCCTTGCGCTTCTCGTTGATTTTATCGAGGATAGCCTGCCAGTCAATATTTTCCACGCCGCCCTCCATTGCACGCGTCCAGAAGTCCATGCCAAGTTCATCGGCAACATCGAACATAGCTGTGCCGAGCCCCACTTTGAGGCTTTCGGCGACGAGCGACTGAAGCGTTGTCATGTCGGTCAACTGAGCCGATAAGCTCTTGTAGATAGCACCTCCGAAGTCTGCTTCTGACAGCTGCTGCTGCAACATATTGATGTATTCAGTCATGCCCGACTGATTGGTGATACTGATGCCTTGTGCTTGCTCAACCTTACCCATCATCTCGTCGAGCCGCTGCTCAGCTTCAACAATCTGCGCGCTTATACGTTTGCGGCTGTCGTCGTTTGCGGCGGCTTTCCACGCAGCTTGCAGTTCCGACACCTTCTTTGCCTGTGCGTCTATACTGCCCTCAAGCGGTGTCTTGCCGGTCATCCTGTCTAATTCCTTGCGTGCGTCTTTCAGGGCAGACAAGTACTTGTCGCGCAGTGCATCAGTGGCGGCTCTATTCCAAGCCTTCTCCAATTTCTGCACTTCCAGCCTCTGTGCATCTATGCTGCCTTCAGGTGGTGGAGGGGTAGTTTTATTCGTGTGGCCGCCGCCGCCGCCCGTTTTTCTGAAGGGTCGTACTTTCGGAGTATGGACCTTCGGAGCTTGGGGCTTCACGGTTTGGGGGTTATTGCGCCAATTATCTTCTGCAGGCAGATATACTGTAAGCTTTTGCTTGTCGGCTGCATTGCGGTTCGCTTTATCGACAGCATCCTGTACTGTCCCTGAGGAAGACGCGCTTCCGATATAATGAAGTACAGTCAAAATCTGTCCTAACGGTCCCAGGACTGCCAAAGCTGCCGCCTCTACTGAGGACAGAACAGTAGTACTCATATCGCCGAAGTCCTTCATGGCCCTGCTCAATGGTGACACCACCGAATTGACTGCAACAAATAAATCTTTCACCCTCCTGGCTCCTTCAACGGTATCGGCCAGAGCGACGATTAGGTTAGCTTTAATTTCGTTCGCCATGGCGTTCCAGCCGTCATAGCCAAATGTCTTCATCAGCTCCGTGTTGAGCCTTTCGTTTGCACTGACAAGATTATCCAACGACTCTCCTACTTCGCCTGTCTGCTTTTTTGTCTCTTCGAGGTTGGTGTTCAGTGTGGCGATAGCCTCGCCGAGCTTTGTTCCGGCCATGCTTCCCTGTCGGCCAAACACCTGCTGCATAACCTCTCCGGCTTCCTGGCTCGAACTGCTGGTGCTTTCTATAGCTTGAGCAACCGTCTGAAGCGCGTCGAAGATGGTGATGGTTCCGGCAGATAGGTCTTGCGACATCTTCTGCCCGTCTATGCCCATCTTAGCCAGTGCTTCGCTGGTGCTCTGGGTCATCAGACGGATATTCTTGATGCCCATCACGATAGCGTTCATGTTCTGGTCGGTGAAGATGCCGCCCTCCGAGTTTTGGATGATAGCCACAAGCTGCGAAGCCGATATGCCCGCGTCGCGGAACGACGGGGCGTATTGCTGAATCATGCTCAGCAGCTTCGGACCGTCGCCCTCTATCATGCCTTGCATACCCTCGCGGATAAGCTGCATGGCTTCTGCGCCGGACTCTCCGAACTGGGTCATCAGCGTATTGGCAGCATTGATTACTTCGCGGAAGTCCACGCCGTAGGTGTCAGACAATGCACGTGCTGTCGCGGTCATGCTGTCGGCATCAGGGCCTTTCAGTCCCGTAGTGACAGTAGTCACCTGCTGCTGCTTGTCAAGCTCAACGTTAAAGTCATTCAAAGCCTTAGCTGCTGCCGACACTGCGACTACAGTGGCAGATATGGCAGCTGTGTAGATACTGGCCTTACTTGCTGCACCGCTCAGCATATCAACATTGACTCCGTATTTTGAGCCGAGTTCGCTCAGCACCTTGCTCAGGTCAGACGAGGATGCCTTCATCACGTTTGTCTTCGGAGCTGTTGTTTCAAGCTCTTTGCCGAGCCGTTCAAGCTCACGCTTACTCTCTACGGCGCGCTGCTTGATGGATTGGAGCGACTGTTCGAGTGCCTTGCCTACATCCGACTGCTGCATCTGCTTGCTCATGCGGTTGTAGACGGTGCTCAGGTCGACAAAGGCGTTAGAGAGTTCGCTGATGCGCCCTTTGGCGTTCTTGCTCGATGTCTCCATCTTGCCAATCTCGCGGACATACTGCTCCACGGACTTGTCGGCATTGCTGAACGACTTGCCCGCTTTATTCAAGGACTCTTCGAGAGCGAGGAGACCTTTCCGGGCTTCCTTTATCGAGGCGTTGTATGATTTGTCGTCGACGGTGAGCTTAAGAACCGATGTTCCTGCCATACGTTAAGATTTAAAAAGTTTGTTAAATTCCTCATCTACCATCTTTGAAAGATTCTCTAAAGCTCTCTGCATAGATGGTTTTCCGAGTGTGTTCATAAAGTTGCGTGGAGCAATGCTGCCGCGATAGTAGTCGCCTTGCTCCTGAAGTTTAAAGAAAGTTCTATTGCCGCCGAGCTTGTTCCATTTGCCGTTTCTGCCGTTGGCATAGCGGGGATGAGTACCAGAGTTAATAAATCGAAGTACAAATGAACGCTCGCCAGGGCCATAGTGCAGTATATCGTCGGTGCGCTGACTGCGGAGCCTCCTGTTACCGCCTCGCTGACCTGGGCGCAACTTACGGGGTGCCTCATAACTGTTTCTGCTGCCAGATTTTTTGCCATCCATGATGCTGACAATACCACCGAGATATTTTGATGCGATGTAACGCTTCACGGCTCCGCGCGTTCCACGAGGATCGCCGTTGGCGAATTTCAGCCCTCCGGCGATGTCGTTGCGCACACGCTTCAGTTCCTGGAATATGAGTTCACGCAGCCGTTTTCCCATCTCCGAGTCAACCGTCATGCAAGCCTGTAAAGCACGCATTTGATTCTCAAGAATCTGATTATTTATTTCAACATTTATAGCCATAAAAAATGCGCGATTAGTGCAACTATACACTAACCGCGCATTTTG